GTAGAGCAAAGTTCTACACCGTCACCACCAGCAAAGTTTGAGTCAAACGCATTGTTTAATACGTTTGCAGCTTTAACCTGCTTAGTGTTTGCCATGGAACGAGCAAGAGCTTTTGTGTATCTTGCTGAGATTCTGTCGTAAAGATTATCTTCAACAGCTTCTTCAGTGATTGCAAAACCTAGTGCAATTGTTTCATGTGTGTAACGTGCAGTGAAGGTTTCTGTCGCATTGTCATAGACAATTGATCCACCTTCTGATTTTACTCTAGCATTACCAAAACCTGATAACATTACTTCTTCTTCGAATGCACGATCAGAAGTTTCTGTTTCAAAGATTTCGGCATGCTCTGCATCATAACGTCCGTACTCCAGGCCGAATAAGGCATTCAAACCTGGCTCTAACTCTTTTACGAGTTGACTTCTAGATATAGCCATTATTTATCTCCTTATATGCCTGTTGTATCTGTTAGAGAATGTAAGTTAATTTTAACTTGGATTGCTGCATTTGCTGCAGTGTAATCTGAGTTATCAACATCAGTTGATAAACCTACAACTCTAAAGTTAGCGGCAGCACTTACTGCAAAACTGCTACCATCAATAGCAACGTTTGAGATTCCATCAATTGAGGAACCTGCACTATATGTTGCGATGTTACAGTTTGTACCGACTTGTGCTTGACCGGCGTTAGCGTCATCAACTTTAACCTCAAATATTACATTTGGGTCGTCGATGACATAAGCTTTGATGTCATCTGCTGCTATGCTTCCTGGGTAGTGATTACTCCAAGTAGGCTTTCCTGTAGTTGGATCAGTGTATTCGCAACCATTAAAAATACCAATAAGTTCAGCACCAGCAGTTGAACCGACATCAATAGCACCATTTGCGACCAATATTACTGGGTCGCCTTGATATATTGCGGATCCCTCGTTATTGCCGATTTTGTACTCATTCTGGCCTTGACCATTATAAGCAGCACCGAGCATTTTAACGGGTCTAAATCCGTAATATCCAGCTTGATTTGCCATAGTTCATCTCCTTTATAGTTAAGTGTTCTTCTAGTTGTTCTTTTTAGAACCTCCAAAAGATACACGACTCTGCCTATCAGCATTGATAGGCATGCTAGGATGTTGTTCTCTCAACGGATCGTCTTCCCAGGCTTGAGTCTGTTGGTCAGTCTTTCGCCTGTAATGAGCATTACGCTCTTCAACGGTTTCCGCTGGTATTCTTGCCAATAGCAAGTCACCTACGCTGATGACACCCTCATAAGATTTGATGTTTCCGTTGTAAGCAGAGTAAAGACCTGCGGTATACTCATCAGCTCTGACGAGTTCCCAGCCTTCTCTGAGACGAGCAGTAATATTTTTCGTATCATCTGCTCCATTTACACGATGACGGAGCCATCTTTGCTTATATCCATCAGGACACGGTGGTGCGTCTAACTGAGACGGTGGAGTCCAAGGCTTTCTACGAGCTTCTTTCTCCCTTGTTTGTGCACTTCTTGGTGTTTTAATATCTGTCATTTTGTACCTCCTTAAACGTACTTAGCATACTCAGCTAAGGGAACCCCTAGCTTGTTTGCTATTTTTACTTGACTAGGAGTCAACTTAACAGACTTGCGCCCACTGGTTGCAGACCTTGATGCAGAAGCAACAGGTTGGGCGATTTTGTTGCTTCGTGTTGTCTGATCCGAGCCTTGATTAAAAGACTCTGGAAACTTGTTTTTAACCCTATTAGTCAATTCATCATAGTATTCATCTGATTCTGTGTCAAATCCTTCCGCTACTAATCCACGGTGAATTCTTTGAGCATAATCAGTCATTTCTTCGTCTTGTCTAAACCAAGTATTCTTCTCAGCCCAGGCTAATGCCTTTTCTGATGGTTGTGGTCTAGCTTGAGGACGCTGAGGAGCTTGTTGTGCTTCCTCTTGTAACTGTTTCTGAAACTCTTCGTACTCACGTTCTTTTTTAGATTTAGTTACACGTATTCTTTCTGCTTCAAGATCAAGTTTAGTTAAGGCAGCTCTTGCTTCCTCTTCTTTTACAAAATCTCCTTGTTCACGTGCAGCAATTAAGTTTTGACGTGCAAGATCAGCAGCCATTTTATTTCTTACTTCGCTTTCTGACATGTAACCTTTGTCAATGTCATAAGTTTTTAGTTTGGCCTCTGAAAGTTCTTTTTGCACATTCTGAGCATATTGAAGAGCAGCTTCTTTTTCTCTTTCAGCTTCTCTTAACTTATATGTCATTTTGTCAATACGCTTTTTGACTTTATCAGAATATTGATCCATCTCTTCGGATTGCTCCTGAACTTCAACTTTGGGTTGTAGTGGATCTTTTTCTTCAGTTTTTACATTTTCGTATGTTTCTGGTTTTACTGAACCATGAGACTTATCCTCAAGTTCTATTTCAGCTCCTTCACCAGAGACATCTAGATCAACCATTTTATCTTTTTGAGCAGATGTTATTTCTGTTTGCATGGTACCTCCATGTTATAATACTGTTAATATGTCCTCTGGATTATCAACGGTGCCGAGTATCTCGTCATCATTAAGTAATCTTACTTCCCCACCATCTATCTTTAGTCTTGATCCTGCGTATCTGCCAAACACAACCCAATCGCCTTGTTTACACCAAGGACCATTAGGAAACTTTTCTTTATCTTGATATGCATCTTCTCCTACAGCTAACACCATAGCAACAGATGCAGTTAATTGTGAATCTTCCAAAGTTTTATCTGTTAGGATAACACCACCTTTAGTTTTTTCTTTTGCTTTAAAAGGTAATACTAAAATTCTCCACCCAACAGGTTTTGGAAGTTTTTCTATTTCTGTTTTCTTTTTTTCAACACCCTTAGAAGGGTTGTCTAATTTTGCTTTTACGTGATCGGGCACGTATAATGTTTTAGTCATCAAATTTCTCCTCTTTTTCCAGCAGGCGAGAAACTTCCTGTTGGCACATGTCTAGCATGTGTATCTTTCCTAAAATATACTTGTAATCTTCCATTTTTTCAACCCCTTGTGTTAGATTTTCAAGTAATGTTTCTCTTGCTTTTTTTAATTCTTCTTTCAAGTTATAAATTACAAATGCGCTCATGCGTAGGCATTAACTCCTGGTATACGTTTTTCAAAAACTTTGTTACTATTACCTTTTGAGCAGTACCATGTTTGTTCAACACCTCTGTTTGCTCCAAAGTTAGGAACTTGAAGTTGTGTGAAACCGTCTTTGACTGCCGTAGCTACAGAATTAAGTAGATAATCATCACCGACCATTGTTCCGTTTTCTTTTAACTTTGGCCACCAATTTAAGATATCATCTTGAACTGCATCATATTCATGAGCACCATCAACCATGATGTAATCAACAGAATTGTCTTCAAACATATCTAATATTCTTTTCTCATCAGATCGTCCTTGGCAAACATTGACCATATTTCTACCAATAAAATACTGTAGATTATCTCGAAAGATTGATAAAAAATCTTTTGGTAATTTTATGTTTGCATGTTCAGTAGAACCTTCAAATGTGTCAACGCAGTATATTTTTACGTTTTCTTTATTTGCATTTACTAATGAAGTAGCAAGATAATGTGTAGAACGACCTAGAAAAGATCCAATTTCTACAATTTTTCCATCATCTGGAATTTGGTCGACAATAATGTCGTACGTTTCAGAATAGTTAAACCATCCTGCTATTTTAAAATACGAATGTTTCATGTTAAGAACCCTTATTTAGTTATCTTAACTATTTGTATCTTTTTGTAAGTATTTTTCAACCCTTGTGAAACAGGACCTTTCTTTGGAGGAACTGTTGTTGTTAATTTTTTACTTTTTAAATTTTTTGATTGCAAGATCAGTCACCTTGAGTCCAAATGATGAAGCGATAGCGGCCATTAAAGCCCAAATATACCAATCAGGAAGTTGATTTAAGGTATCAAATCCTTCTTTTAGTTTATGAATCCATTCTGGTTTACCAAAAAAGATTGCACCAAACACAATTAATAGGGGAAGTGATAAAATTACTGTAAACCACTCATCACGCCATGAATTTTGCATATTTTTTTGAGTTGCAATCGCATAATCAATCTCACCTTCTGCCATTTTACGTACGTGAGTTTGTTCTGCCTCTGCCATAAGCTTTTTTGTTTCCGTTCTTGTCTTAATAACGTCTACGGCACCTTTTGCGACAGTTCCTATTACGCTCCAAATCATTTTTTCTTCTCAGCTCCTTTAATTTTGCCTTTATTTATGCTTGCATAAAAGACTTTTTTTGCTGTTTTCTTACCATAAGTCTTTTCCATTGACTTTTTTATCTTTTTACCCTTGGTTGTTAGTGGCATTTTGCTTATCTCTTGCTACATTTGCTCTTAAATTAGCAATATCATAGGTTTGTTGTATTTTTTTGTCGTCTAACTCTTGTTTATATTCAAATTGATCCTCTTTTAAATCTTGGTTTTGATTTTTTAGAGCATTATTCATCTCCATTTCAGACTGTCTGAGCTGTAATTCTTGTTGTTTTAGTAATACTAAAGGATCCATCTGCATATTTTCCATTGCTTCATTACCCTCAGTTACCATTTGCTCTGTAATTTTCACAATTTGCTCATTAATTAGTTGTTCTCTTTGTTGTTGTAACCTCATTAACTCCTCTTGTGGTATTTGTTCACCAAATTGTTGACGTAATTTTTCTGCTTCCTCCACTAGAGCTTTGTCTACAACCTGTGTTGCAAGTAAAGATACGTGTTGATAGATGTGTGATATTAACTGCATCACAATCATTGGGTTTGCACTGATCATCTTTGAACTCATAAATGTTCTATGTGCTTTAATATGTTGTTCATGATTTTGTTGTGGAAATGCTTGTAAGGGTTTTCCCATAATTACAACACTATGTTCAATTGCTGGATCCATAGGTTGAGGTGGTTGAGGTATCGGTAGTATTTGATCAATATCTTTGACACCTAACGCAATGTACATTCTTCTATATGCCTCATACATATTGTGCATTTGAGGATTTGTCTGAGCTAGTTGTAATTGATTTTGTGCAAGAGTTACTCTTTGTGATAAAGAGAATATGTTTGGATCGGATACTGGTAAAATGTCAATGTTATCATCAAAGTCAACTTGCTTAATTTCTCTTGGGCCACCCTGCACATTGAAAGGATACATAGGTGGTAAAATTACTTTGAATATTCTTGCTAATAATTGAAACTCTTTTTTCTGTGCATAGTGTAATCTTTTGTGAATTGCTGACATTACTTTTGTGCCACGCTCCATGAGAGCCATGGTTGTGCCAACAGGAGTTTGAGATTTACCAATTTCTGACATTTGCATATCAGCAACTGCAGCAAATTGTTTACCTGCTTCTACACAAAAACCAAGTAATTGAAATAAGACTGCATCAGGACCTTTGTAAGGTAATGGCATTAACGCTTCACGAATGATTCCGTTTGGTGCATCGACATCTCTAAACTCACCAGGTTGTAAAGGTTGATCATCATCACGAATACGAAGACCTCTTGCTTTATAACCAGCAGGTAGATTTGATAATGTACCTGCATCAAGTAATTGTCTCAACGCACTTGTAGCAGTTCTTGTTAATCCACCAATCATGTGGATTAAACCAAAGCCATAAAAACCTAGACCGGGTAAAAACTTATAATGAACAAAGTATTCAGTTTTCTTTTTTAAAGGATCTGCTTCATTATAATTACGATAAATAGATAAAACTTTTTGACTGCTTCTATCAATTGTAACTATGTAAGGTAATTTAATTCCGCTGGGCTCACCATTGTTAGGATTAATATCTTCAAATCCTTCCAAATCTAAATCAACATGAACTTCGTAAAGTTCTGTCATATCGCCCATCAAATAATCAGTGGGACTTTCTCCGTCTATTCTATCTTTCTTTTCCTGTAAATCAGAAGTGCCGTCACCATCATAAGGTTGTAAGGCAATATCACGGTAGAATCCTGAAACTTGTTTTTTCCTTAAATCGTTCATCGACATTTTAACCACTTGTGTAATACGATCACAAGTATCTAAGTCTGATGCGCCGTAAGGTACAACTACGTCTTCTGCAGGAATAAATTTAGATGTCGCTCTTCCAAGAACATTATCATAGTAAACTTTTTTAAATGCACTTCCTGCTAATGGTAATTCAAATAATAGTTGATCCATCTCTGGATTATAATCTTCCATGACATGAGTAATCTCATAGTTCATGTAATCTTTGACTCGCTCAGCAGCTTGTTGTAGTTGTGGATTGTTTGCGCCAACAACTTGTGTTCTTACAGGGCCATCACTAGGTAGAAGTTCTACATAAGCCATTGCCTGAAATTGTGTAACAGCTTGTGCTAACATTGGATGACTAACAGATGCAGCACCTCTAAAGGGTCTAGTTCTTTCCTCATATTTAAACCCAAGTAAATCTAAACCTTTTGTGTAAGCTTGTTCCCAATCTTCACGAGAAGATTTATCACTATCGATTTTGTCAACTAAATCATTTGTAATTTCTTGAAGATAAGATTCGTCTAAAACTTCAGCTAAATTAGACATGAAGGATGCAGGTTGTTGCTGTTCCTCCATAGGATTTATAATTGCAGAACCGTCGTCAACAATCTCTACGTTTGGTTGTGCATTAATTTGATCTACTTCTATTTCCTGACCAACTTCTTCAACATCAAGATCCTCTCCGCCACCTGGACCAATTGGTTCAACACGATCCATTTTAGGTAAGTCAGATGTAGGATTAAACTTTTCTACCATTAATAATCTCCATAAATATCAGTTATTGAAACTAACCCATCATTACTAATTTTACCACCATCTTTTTTCCCGTAAAGGAAAAACGGCTTTGCACTTTTCTCTGTTTTAGGCAAAGTCAAGACAGGTATTAGAATTTCTTGTGGATTATATTCCTCAATTAACACCTGTGCTGCATTTCTATCATCACCTGGACCTAGAGGAACAAGTTCAAAATCTTCAAAATCAATAGTTCCGCCTGTATCCGTTGTTTCCGTTATAGTCTTTGGTTGGACGTAATAGTCCATGGTTTGTCCTGGTGCTATCTCTCTTGAATAAATTACTTGATTAGCTCCTAAACTATTTGCATTTCTTTTTAATTGTTCATCAATAAATAATTGTGCTTCTTCAGGCTCTAATCCTTGAGCTAGTTGATCTTGTTTTAAATATTCATATTCGCCATCAAGACTTCTTTTATAGTATGTTAAACCACGATTAGAAAGATTTGGATTGATAATTTTTTCTAAATCAACAGTTCCTCCATATTTTTTGGCAATAGATTTCATTTGCTGAATAGCAACTCTATCATATAGGTCTTTAAACTTTTTACCCTCAGGTCCATCAATATCTTTACCCCACCGTTGTGTTACAAGTTTACCGGGATAGATACCTACTTTCTCAATACCTTTAGACTGTGCATCTTTAATGGTCGCTTTTAAAATTAAATCCACATAATCTTTTTGTTTTTGAAATGGCACTGAACCAAAAAGTTTTAATTCTTTTGTATCATGTCTACTAGGGAGTCCAGACTCCTCTCCAAAACGAGCAATTTCTTCTGACGTTCTACCACCTGGAACTCTTATATCTTTAAGTAAAGAATCTAATTCTAAAGCTCTATTTAAATCTAAAAGGTCATCACGAATTTTTAATTGTTGTTGTGAGATGTCAAAAATCTTTTCATCAACATAAGGCATATCCTGTGCCACACGAGCTTTCATCTCATCATCAATTAATTTCTGTAAACCTGTCAATTGCTCAGAGTATCGGGGAATTAAACCCTTACCCGCTGCATTAGGAAATGGTTTTATGCCTTTTGTTTCTTTTAATATTTCCTTTTGTTGTGTAGACATCATTTTATTTAATTCTTCTAATCGATTTATTGCATTGGCTGAAACGTAAGGATCTGTCGACTGTGCTTCTATACGAAGTTTCTGTTCTGCTTTGTCTAATCTTTTCAGCATGGCATCAATACGTTCTTGTTCTTTTCTTAAACTCGTTAACATGTCAGTTTGTAGTTCTTGAATGACAGCAATCTTCTGACCCTCTGGTCCTGCATAATCAGCAACACGAGTAAACGCAATAATATTAGGATCGTCAAAATGGCCACTTTCAACAAAAGCTTTTGACTCGCCTGGTATAGAACCTGCTTGAACAATTACGTTTCGATAGTTTTTTCCTACTTCATCAAGCGGTTGACTACCCGCATTTTTGTGTTTAGGTAATCCCATTGCATTTCCATAACGAACAAAATCTTCTTGATCAGGAGTTAATTCATCTGCTTCTGCAATACTTCGTGGATTTTCATTTTTCACAATGACATTTAAATTACCAATCGGTGACTCCTGATAATAGTCAATCAATTGTTGTCTTGTTACTTTTTCATCGGGAAAAAATTTTTCATAATCACGTAAGAATTGCTCTAATCCTGAATCTTTAATTTCAGATAAAGGTGCTTGTTGACCACCCATTAAAAAATCTGCCCATGCTTGTGGTTTTGCAGCGTTGGGTGCATTCGGGCTCATCATTTTTTCTAGGGTAAAAGATTGAAAAGGAAAATCATTTCTCTCTACGGGTGAAATAAGAGCTGGAGTTAATTCATCCGTAGCACCTGGACTGGGTAGCATGGTTGGCTGAATATCTTTTGGTGTCACTACACCTTTAGACTTACCGAAAATATTAAATAGTCTGATTGGATTAAAGGCTTGTAAGTTTCCTGATTCAACAGCTTGACTAAAATAATCTTCTCCTTCAAAGGCAGGATCGGCTGAGAACTGTTGTTGATTAAGATTTTCTAACGGATCACCACCAATGGCCATTTTAACAGGACCACCTTGTTTAAAATTTAAAGGAAAGTTTTTTCTTATGTAAGGAGCACTACCAAAAACTAAATCCTCATCCTCCACTTTAGAACCTTCCGGTCTTTGCTGTGATATCTTAAAGTCTTTTGGATTTTTCTTAAACTTGTTTAACCTTTTTAAAAACATTGTTTGTAATTCTTCTAAAGACATATCTCTATCAGTACCCAAAAATAAATCTATCTTACCATCTTCTCCTTTATACACTGCAGGAAAACCCAACTTAGGTGTTAATTTTTTATTTATTTTTTCTATGGCTTCATCAGATAATTCACCTGGTTTAAACTCAAGTAGTACAGATTGATTATCATCTAACATTTTTTTATTTATTTTAATGATTTGATTCACAGCGTTTTTTACATCAACTTCTTTACCAATGTTTTTTACACTCTTTTTCAAAATATTTTCTTGTCTTGGCTGAAGAGCAATATTATCAAAACCGAGATTAATACGATAAAATTCTGGATTATTAAACAATCCTCTCATAGCAGGAGAGAGTTTAAATTGTTGAGACGGTCTTTTAGCGGTTCCTTTGAATTTCGCAATAGGAGCTATGTGTGCCATGTGTCCTGCAAACACTCTTGCAAAATCCGCAGCCATTTGTTCGGCGTCATCTCCAAATTTATTACCGATTGTTCGTTTGTATTCTTTCACAAATTGTTCTTTAAACTCTTGGTTCTTGTTGACAAAATCAATAAATGCTTCTTTGGTAAATTTTGTAAGGTCATTACGTTTTTGTATTTTTTGTTTTAGTTTCGAGTACGAAACAATACCCTCATCTAGATCAGCAACTAGATCAGCAAAAAGTTTTTGTTTATTAAAATTGTTTTCTTGTACAAATTGAGGGTTATTTTTTTGATACGCTGGATTATCGATATATGCTTTGTCTTTTGGCGACCAAATCTTTTTTGGTATAATGCCTCTTTCTTCCATAAATTCTGCAAATTGATCTTTCGTTCCAAACTTACCTGAGCGATAGGCATCGTAGAACATAGTGTGATTTGCTTGATCTGTTAATGAAGCCGTTTTAGGATTTGCTGGTGATATAAATGTAGATATAAAATTTCTTTCCCTTCCTTTAGATTGTTTAGGTGCAACGAGGTCTTTAAGATTTTTTTCATTTTTTTCCCATAATCTTCTAAAGGTGGTTGGACGAATACCTGTAATTGTAGAGGCACGGTTAAGAGGGACAAAATCCTGAAACTCATCATATTCTTCTTGAAGTGATTTTATCATGTCATCTGTTAATTGTTCACCACCTGGTTTTTGTGGGTCTTTGACATATTTTGCAATATTACTGTTTGGATACGCTTTAGCATATTCCGTAATATTTTTTATTCTTGTTTTTGAACCAGTTACAGATTGTTGGATTTCGGCTGCTTTACCTGGTGATATCATTTGACTCGGCGGATTCTTTCCAAGCTCATTATCTAAAAGTGCAAGATTATCTAAAACCTCAGAGCGTTGGCTAATATTTCTTTCTACAAGACTTCCTGCAGGCTCATAGTCTTTACCTGCTGATCCTTTGACCATGAACTTTTGAAAAGGAAATGTTTCTTTTGGTTTTCCGTCAACATATTTACGACCTAAATATAAACTATTTAATTGATTAAAATTTAATTCAGGAAAAACTTTTTGAGCTTCTTCTATGAATTCTCTTTTTGTAAAGCCCTCAGGTTTGTCTTTGCTAATCTTGTTAAAATGATCCATTAGCTTCTGTCTATTAGCTGAAGTGCTCTCTGGTCGTCCTTTAAATCCTGTTAAATTAGCAACACGCTCTCCATCGATCATCGATGAAGGCAACATGTCATCATTGGGCTCACCTGTTGCTTTTGTTTTAATTCTATTCAACTCTTCATTCAGTAACATTAAACCACGAGAGTCTTGAACAGCGATGTCTATTTTTTCTTGTCGGGTTGTTGCGTTCGCAATTTTTTCTGCTAAGGCTTTTACACCAGCGGTTAAACCTCTTCGTACTAATTCTGTTACACCAAAAACATCAATCGTATCAATCACGGCAAATGCTGCATCGGTCATTTGCATCGGGGTCAGTTCATAGAAAGGCTTTCCCTCTGCTAATTCTGTCATTGTCTCTACTTGAGGACCTAATGCTTCTCGAACACCCATACCTAAACCAGAAGTCAATCGCTCTCCTGTCACGGCTTCAATATCTTGTGCTCTTTGTCCTGCACCATATCGACCTTTATAATCTTGTTTGTCAAACTGAAGACCCGCCCGTTGCGCCATCGCTTCTTCTAATTCATAGAGCTGTCGATATCGCTCTCGATCTTCAACACTACTTCCCGGTGTAATTGCTTCTTGTGTAGGGAGAATCATTCGAGAAGCACCTTGTACTAAATCTGCTATATCAGGAGCACCGCCTGGTTGACCATAAAACTTTTTTAAAAATTCTGGAACTTCGTCAAGTATGTAGGGGTCGGGTTTCACCGCCTCGATGTCAGGTTGTAATGATACGTCAGGATAATTCTCATACGCAGGATCATTGTCGATTGCTTCGTCTCCTGCTCGGTAAAGGTCTGATCGGGTTCTCACCATTAATAATACTCCGGTTGTGCTCCATGGTCCGTAGGCTCATCTTCGTAGTCATCTTGCAACGATACAAAGTTACCCTTACGGAACCTTAGTAATGCTTGGCTCATCGAGTCAACTAAGTCGTCATGTTCCGCATGAGGGAACATGGCACATTCTTCAATCATCTCTTCAGCCCAGCGTTCTTTTGGTGCCCACACGGCTCCTGATTCAAACACAGGCGCCACTGCATGCACTCTGGATAACTTATCATTACCACGAGAAGGTGTAAAGTTGATAACAGGGATACCCACCTGA